CACCAGAAGTTGTAGAATGTTTTTGTAAGTATTATAATTCGTATTTGTTTGATGAAAATATGTCACCAGTAGAGGATATTCTTGACAAGACAAGAGAATACCTTGCTAAAAATGGATATGAAGAATATGTTAAAGAAGCGGATAAAAAATATTTAGAATTTATGGAAAGTATATTTGTTTAGGGCACTCACAATGAAATGAGTGCTTTTTTTATCCAAAAATTTAGAAAGGGGTGAAAGAGTGGATATTAAACTTACACTGGAAAACAAACAATTATATCCAGCAGTTGTTAATTTAAGGCAATTTTCAAATAATACGGATATATTAAAATTTGAAATGTCTGATTATATGTATGAAACAACTGATTTATCAAAACTGTACTGCTATGCGGTTTGTGATATGGGTGGAGAAATTGACGAAGTTAAACTTGAAACAGAAGTTGTAGAAAGTAAGCTAAAGATAACTTGGAAAGTTACTGGCTATACTACACAACAGGATGGGCATATCAATTATCAAATTGTATTTAAAAACCTTGATGAAGAACAAACTGTTTTGTGGTTTTCATATCAGGGGATTGTTTTTGTTAACAGTTCAATTGATGCGGATGGATACATAGCGGCTAAATACCCATCTATCCTGCAACAGTGGGAAAAGAGAATGAATGATGCAGATTTTAATTATAATCAAGTTCTCGAAGAAGCAAAAAGGCAAACCCAGCTTGCTGCTGAAGAAGTGAAAAAAGCTGAACAGGAAGTAGCAAAAGCGAAAGAACAAGTTCGTATTGCAACAGAACAGGCTAAAAATGCTACTTCTGAAGCAAATAGGGCTTCTTCCAACGCTGATAAAGCTAAGAGTGAAGCTGATAGAGCAGAAACAATGAAAGATGCCATAAACAAACTTATTGGATATGAACCAGTAGATGCGATTGGCATGGAAGTAGCACAGGCGCGTGGTAAATATGATTTATTAGGTGAACGACTTGATGCAATGGATGAAAAAGTAATAATCCAAGAGAAAGATGGAAGTACCAAATCAGCAGCATTTAAATTTATTGTTACTGATGAAATAAAAGTACCTGCATCTAATGAAATAAAAGTAAGCCCGAATATGGGGATTAAATTAGAAGACTAGGAGGAAATAAAAGAATGTCTAAATTAAATAAAGTAAGAGTACAACTGTTAGATGAGGAAACAGGCTCAGTATTAGAAGAAGTAGATGTTATGACAAGTGCTGATGCAGTGAGTTTTGCTGACGGTCAAACATTTCAGCAAAAACTAGATGCTGGTTTATTAAAAGGTCAAAAGGGCGATACGGGTGCGATAGGACCTAAAGGTGATACTGGACCTCAAGGAGAAACAGGACCTAAAGGTGCGACAGGCGATGTTGGACCTAAAGGAGAAAAAGGAGACACGGGTGAAGGATTTAGTATCTTCAAAACATATGCTTCTGTTGCTGCAATGAATGCTGATAAAGCAAATGTGCAACAAGGGAAATTTGTATTAATCGCTTCAAATACAGAAGATGTTGACAACGCTAAACTATATGTAAAAGGTGCAACTGATTTTACATTCTTAACCGATTTGTCGGGGGCTCAAGGTATCAAAGGAGAAAAAGGTAATACTGGGGCAACAGGTCCACAAGGACCGCAAGGTCTTAAAGGAGATACTGGAGCAACAGGTCCACAAGGATCTCAGGGTCCAAAGGGAGATAAAGGAGATACAGGAGAAACGGTAAGAGTTGGTACAGATTATTCAACAGCAACTCAAGCAAAACTGTTTTTTAAATTAATTAATTAAAAGGAGAAAAAAGAATGGCAATTAAAAAGGGTCAAATGACCGATAATGAAACGGGAGATTTATTATACTTTCAAACATCTTATGATATGGTTACAGATAAGCCTACAAATTTTCCACCTTCAAGCCATAATCACGATGATCGTTATTACACAGAAGCCGAAATGAATACCAAGCTAACCGCAAAGCTTGATACAACTGGTAATGCAAGCAATGTGACTAATACTTTTACACAAGCCAGTACACTTGCAAATTTAACAACTGGTGAAAAATTAAGTGTTTCATTTGGTAAAATTATGAAAGCAATTGCTGATTTGATTTCTCATATTGGGAATAAGTCAAATCCTCATGCGGTTACAAAGTCACAAGTTGGATTAGGAAATGTTACTAATGATGCCCAAGTTAAAAGAAGTGAAATGGGTGTGTCTAGCGGTGTAGCAACACTTGATACAACTGGTAAAGTACCTAGTTCCCAATTGCCTAGTTATGTTGATGATGTACTTGAATATACAAATAAAGCAGGTTTCCCTACAACTGGGGAAAGCGGGAAAATCTATATTGATAAAGCAACAAATATTACCTATAGATGGAGCGGTACCACTTATGTAGAAATTAGTCCATCGTTGGCATTAGGTGAAACTTCAAGCACTGCATATCCAGGTAATAAAGGAAAAACAACAACAGACAATGTTAATGCGATTTTAGCAGGTACAAAAATTGTACCTAAAGCAACAGATGCGAATACATTAGATGGTAAAGATTCAACTAATTTTGCCAGTGCAGCCGATTTAGCTAAGAAACTAGATAAATCAGGCGGTACTATGGAGGGTGTTTTTAATGTAGATACTCTTTATTTTAAAGTCAATACTGCTAGCGGATATAGACAAGCCTTTGGGACAATACGTGGTGGTTTATTGGCATTGGGGTCTGACGAATTGCCCGCAGCTTTGTATGGTTATAATAAGGATCAAAAGCCACAATGGGTATACAAAGAAGGTTCGAACTATGTGTTTAAAGATTTAGCACTTAAAGATGATATTTACCCTGTTGGCGCTATTTATATGAGCGTTAGCCCAACTTCGCCCGCGTCTTTATTTGGTGGTACATGGACACAGTGGGGAAGTGGAAGAGTACCTATTGGTATTAATTCAAGCGATAGTGATTTTAATACCGTTGAAAAAACGGGCGGAAGTAAAGAATATGAATTGAGGGCATTAATAGGTGCAGTTGGTGGGAATGTCAATACTATAGGTTATGATAGTGAGGCAGTTGTACCTGGATATGGTTCTTATGACATGGTGCTGGATGCTAGTGCAGGGGCTAAACCACAAGGAGCAAGCAATACTACTAGGGTTGTTAAATCTGATGGTAATCCTGCTACAACCGTACAACCATATATAACCTGTTATATGTGGAAACGTGTTTCTTAAAGGAGAGCAAATATGAGAGTTTTTAATAAAGACAAAACACAGGAATTAAAAGAATATGATTTAAATAAAGGACATTTGGAACTAGATAAATTATTTATTAGACATCACGAAGCTGTAGAAGAAATTAAGGAACAATGGCACTACGAAACTATTGCGGAATATCCGAATGGTGGTAAAGATGTATCAAAAGTTATTGACGTTCCTTATCAAGCGCCTCAAGAAGCGTTTGACGAGTACGAAGATATTTATGTTTATATTCCTTATACATATGAAGAACTTGAGGAATTAAACAAACCTAGTGAATTAGAAATATTAAAACGAGAACAAGAAGTAACCGCACAAGCGGTTCAAGATTTAATTCTATTGACGTTGGGAGGTAATTAAAATGGCGAATTTTTTAGTTTACAGAATCTTAGATGAAAAATTAACGTATGACAAAGTACCTCAAGCATTAAAAACAGAAGTCAAACGAATTTTAATTGAACTAGGACATGAAGAATTGATTAAATAATAAGGCACTCATTTGATATGGGTGCTTAAAATTAAATAACTATTGATAACTAAGACATACCTTTGTGGTGTGTCTTTTTTATATATCGGTCAAAACAAGACCTAAACATGAAAATTCATTGGTGGCAGTAACCACCTAAAAAAACTTAACAATGAAAGGATGAAATAAATATGAAAACAGCATTTTTAAAAGGATTGGGATTAGAAAAAGAAGTCATTGATGAAATCATGGCTGAAAACGGTAGGGATGTTGAAGCTGAAAAAACAAAAGCAAAGGATCTTCAAACACAACTTGATACTGCTAATAACACGATTAAAGAACGTGATAAGCAGTTAGAAACATTAAAAAACAGCCCTGATAACCCTGAAGAATTAAAAAAACAGATTCAACTGTTACAGGATGATAACAAAGCTGCTAAAGAAGCACATGAAAAAGAAATGAAAGATTTGAAAGTTGCTAATGCACTTGAAAAAGCATTAACAGAAGCAAAAGCAAAGAATTCTAAAGCAGTTCAGGCATTATTGGAATTAGGTGATGATGTTGAACTTAATGAAGATGGAACTATCAAAGGACTTGATGAAAAGATTAAGGCTTTGAAGAAATCTGATGCTTATATGTTCAATGATGATAAACAAACGGTAAAGATTGATGGTGCTAAACCAAATGCATCACCAAATGATCCTGCTAATCCAAATCCAGCACGTGATCCTAACAAACCAAAAACTTATGAAGATTTTGTTGCTGAATTAGAAGCACAGAACAATCAAGAATAGAAAATTAGAAAGGAAGATTTTTATTTATGAACACAAAATTTGATTCAAAATCATTTAATCCTGAAGCATTCGGGAAATACGTAGAAAGCGTACCAAGATTAAAAAGAAATGAGATTTTAAAAAGTAAAGCAGTTGTGGGCTCTCAAACATTAGCAGAATTATTTGCATCACAAACTGGGTCACACTATGCAAGAATTCCAATGTTTGGACAAGCTACTGCTAACGTTGTTAACTACGATGGTAAAACAAATATTGAAGCTGATGGCTCAACAACTTTCGAACGTGGAGTATTTACATTAGGTAGAGCTTTCGCAAAAACTGAAAAAGACTTTTCTTATGATATTACAAGTGGAGTTGATTTCTTATCACAAGTAGGTAATCAATGTGCATCTATCATTGATGAAATTGATCAAGATATCTTATTAGCAATCTTAAAAGGTATCTTTGCTATGACTGGTGCAGAAAACTTAAAATTTGTTAACGGTCATACTTACGATGTAACAACTAAAGGTGAAGGTGTTGTTGAAGCACCAACTTTAAATAACGCTATTCAACAAGCATCAGGTCAAGATAAAGATAAATTCACTCTAGCTATTATGCATTCACAAATTGCTACAAACTTAGAAAATATGCGTTTGTTAAAATATTTAACTTATACTGATGCAAATGGTATTACAAGAGATTTGGCAATTGCTACATGGAATGGTAGAACAGTTATTATTGATGATTCTGTACCAGTTGAAGATATTTATACATTAACTAAAGATGTTGATGTAGTACCTGGTAAAACTTATTACACTAAAAAAACAAGTACATATGAAGTTGTATCAGAACCATCAAAAGAAAGCATTGCGACTTATTATGAATTATCAGTAAATTACACAACTTATGTGTTTGGTGATGGTGTAATTGAGAAACAGCCTTTACCAGTAAAAAAACCTTACGAGATGTCACGTGATCCTAAAACAAATGGTGGAGAAGATACTTTATATCATAGATGGCGCAATGCATATGGTGTCAAGGGTATTTCATATGAAAAGAAATCACAAGCATCATTATCACCTACTAATGAAGAATTGGCAAAAGGTACTAATTGGGTATTAGCAAATGATGGTGAAAGTAAACCAACATATTATGATCACAAGGCGATTGCTATTGCACGCATCATTTCACGTGGTTAATGCTTATGTTTGAAACAATCAAAGATGAAGTAATTAAAAGGCTTGATTCACTTAATTACAAGGTAAATGAAGAAAAAGATAGCTTTGTATTGAAGTTCATCATTGATAAAGTTGAACAGGATATTAAAAATAAGACAAATCAAAGTGAAGTTCCAAGTGGACTTCATTTTGTTTTTGTTGAACGTGTTTGTGGTGAGTTCCTAAATGGTATGCGCAGTTCAAATATGCTTTCTGATGAACAGATTGAAGCTACTGTGACTGCAATTAAAGAGGGTGATACACAAGTATCATTTGATAAAGATTCTTCACCACAAGCCGTTTTTGGTGCTTATTTGAAATATCTAATGAATTATGGTAGTGATGATTTTGCTAAGTATAGAAAGTTTGTGTGGTGATTCATATGAATGCAGTTAGAAAAGCATTAGAAAGTATGTACAAAGATACTTGTACTATCTATGAAAATCAAAAAATTAAAGATCCTAATACTCATGTAACAAATTTTAAAGAAGTTGAAGTATTAAAAGATATAAAGTGCAGGTTGTCATTTTCAAATGTGACAAGCGCTGAAAAGGGTGATGCGGTGACTATTGCGCAGGTTACAAAACTATTTATTGCGCCTGAAATAAATATCAAAGCAGGATCTAAACTGGTTATTACCCATGAAGGAGTTACTACTGAATACACAAGAAGCGGTGTTCCTGCCATACATTCAAATCACCAGGAAGTAGTTATTGAATTGTTTAAGGAATATGCATAATGGCTAAATGGGGAAACTGTGATTTTAAACAGCTTCAAAAATTACAAAAGAAAATGGAGAAGTTTGAAAAGGCTGATCTTGAACAGTTTTGTGAAATGTGTGCTAAACATTTAGCTGCAAGACTTTTAGCAAGAGTTATTAAAGCTACACCCGTTGATACTGGCACATTAAAACGTTCTTGGAGTGAAGAAAATAAGAATGTTTATGTTGAATATAAGGGTAATGAATTTATATGTGAAATTATCAATTCAACGGAATATGCAATTTATGTTGAGTATGGACATAGACTAAAAGGGCATAAAGGCTGGGTTCATGGTTATTTTATGTTGGAAAAATCAACACTTCAACTGGACTTACAAGCACCAAGAATTATTGAAAAATTACTAATGAAGAAATTGGGTGAGATATTCAATGATTAATGAAATTATGGATGCTATCGCTATTAAACTGCATGAAGTATATGGTGATGAATACGAAATACATCAAAATGATATTAAGCAAGGTTTGCAAGAGCCTTGTTTTTTAATTACTCTTATTGACAGTGAAAAAGAGAATCTATTAAATTTGCGTTCTAAGCGACTTTTACCGTTTGATATATTATTCTTCTCTAGCAGTGGAAAAAATCAATGTCATAGCGTTTCTGACACGCTTATGAATGAGTTAGATATGATCAAATGTATTGACGGTGATTTACTTCACGGTACAAAAATGAGAAGTGAAATCATTGACGATGTTCTTCATTTCTTTGTCAGCTTCAATTATATAGCAGTAGTTAAAGAGGAAGAAACTGGATCAATGGAAACATTGGAAGTTAGCAGTAATACAAAGGAGTGATTATATGGCTAACACTAAAACAAAAACGATTCAAAAAAAACAGGATGCATCTTTTTACAAGGATGCATTTTTAAATTCTAAAGTATTTAGAAATAAAAAGGATTTATTAAATGCCATTTTAGAAGATGGTAAAAAATATACAACTAAAGAAGTCAATGACTTGTTAAAAAAAGAATTGGAAAGAAAGGTGGAATGTTAAATGTTAGGTGGCGGAACTTTTAATGCACAAAATAAAAAATTGCCTGGTACTTATATCAATTTTGCAAGTGCATCTAGAGCATCTGCATCGCTGTCTGATCGTGGTATCGTTGCAATACCATTATTAATGGATTGGGGTGCAGCAGATGAGGTTTTTGAAGTATCAAACGAAAAGTTTGTAAATAATTCATTGAAAATTTTTGGATATGATTATTCACATGACAAAATGAAAGGATTAAGGGATTTATTTAAAAATACCAAAACATTATATGCATATCGTTTAAATGGAAAGGGTACAAAAGCAACTAACACATATGCAGAAGCAAAATATCCAGGTATTAGAGGTAATGACTTAAAAATCATTATTTCAAAGAATGTTGATGATGAAACTAAATTTGATGTTAAAACAGTTTTAGAGTTTAAAGAAATGGATGTTCAAACTGTTAAAAATTCTTCTGAACTGGTTGCCAATGACTGGGTAACTTTCAAAAGTGCAGAACTTCAAGAAACTGCTTCGACACCATTAGCAAGTGGTACAAACGGAACAGAGGTAACAACATCTGAATATCAAGCGTTTTTGAATGCGATTGAATCTTACAGTTTTAATGCTTTGGGATGTCCAGTTGAAGATGCAAAAATCAATGAATTATTTGTTACATTTACAAAAAGAATGCGTGATGAAGTCGGGGCTAAATTTCAAACGGTAGTTTATAGAAAACCTGCTGATTATGAAGGAGTTATCTCTGTAGAAAATGAAGTGACTGATGATGTTAATAAAGCAAGTGTGGTTTATTGGACAACTGGCGCACAAGCAGGTTGTGCAGTTAATAAATCATTAACTAATACTGCTTATGATGGTGAATTTAAAATCAAGGTAGATTATACACAATCACAATTAGCGGATGCATTAGAAAGTGGTAAATTCATTTTTCATAATGTAACAGGTGAAGTTAGGGTTCTTGAAGATATTAATACTTTTACATCAGTTACAGATGAAAAAAGCATTGATTTTTCAAATAACCAAACAATCAGGGTTATTGATCAAATCGCTAATGATGTTGCTGCTTTATTCAATACGAAATATCTTGGTAAAATTCCAAACAATGCATCAGGTAGAATTTCACTGCAATCGGATGTTGTTGCAATTCATAGAGCATTAGAAGATATTCAAGCAATTGAAAATTTTAGTGCAGATGATATTGTGGTGGCTCAAGGTGATACAAAGAAATCAGTAGTATTAACAGATAAAATCACAGTTATTAACGCAATGAGTCAACTTTATATGAGTTGTGTAATTAGCTAGAAAGGGGAACAGATAACATGGGTAAATTTACAATGAAGGCTAAGGATTCTATCAGTGGATCAATGGCTGAATTATATGTGACTATTGAGGGAAACAGATATAACTTTGCTCAGGCAATCACATTTGAAGCAAATTTTGAAAAAAGCAAAACTGAAGTGCCTGTTTTAGGTCGTACAGGTAAAGGAAATAAAGCAACGGGGTGGACTGGTTCAGGTTCAATGACTTTACACTACAATACTTCAGTTATGCGTGAATTAGCATATAGATATAAAGAAACTGGTGAAGATGTTTATTTCGATATGCAATGTACGAATGAAGATCCAACTTCAAGTGTTGGGAGACAAACCGTTACATTAATTGACTGCAACTTTGATAGTTTAGTGTTAGCTAAATTTGATGCTGATGCAGATTATCTTGATGAAGATGTCGACTTTACGTTTGATGATTTTGAAATTCCTGAGAAGTTTAATTTGTTACAAGGGATGATTTAGTTTAAAGGACCACATTGAAGTGAACCCCATATAATGTGGTCCTTTTTTATTTGATTAAATATAAGAAAGAGGTATGAGAAAAATGAGTTTATCAGCTTTTATGGCACAAAATGTTGTGCAGGAAGAAAATATTGAATATGTTGCATCAAAAAGATTTATCGATGAAAAAACAAAAAAACCTATTGCATGGGAATTAAGATGTTTGGATTCACAGCGTGATGAAGAATTAAGAAAATCTTGTACTAAAAGATTAGAAGTACCAGGAAGAAAGGGGCAATTTACAAAGGATACAGATTTTGATAAGTATGTCGGACTGTTAACAGTTGAATGTGTTGTGTTCCCTAATTTGAATGATGCAGAACTTCAAAATTCTTATAGAGTTATGGGTGCGGATGCATTATTAAAAAAGATGTTAAAACCAGGTGAATACGCTGATTTATTAGCAAAAGTTCAAGAAATCAATGGCTTTAATGAAAGTTTTGAAGATAAGGTAGAGCAAGCAAAAAACTAATTGAAGAAGGTGATTTTGAAGCTAATATTGCTTATTATTGCCTTCATAAATTGCATATGCTTCCATCACAGTTTCTTTCTCTACCGACAAATGAACAGGCATTTGTATATGCTGCAATTCAAATAAGGACTGAGAATGAAGAAAAGGAAGCTAAAAAAATAAAAGCAAAATCAAAATCTAAAGGTCGTAGGAGGTAGGTGAATATATGGCTTCTATTAAAACAGTTATAAGCGTTCAAGACAGAATGACACCAGCATTCACCTCTATGAACCGTGCTTTAAATATTGTTATAAGTTCATTTGAACAGTTACAAAGAGATTCAGGACGTGCAGTTGATACTTCTTCTATACGACAGGCGAGGGAAGAATTAGCACGTGCTGAAGTCACTATGAATGGTGTTGAACAGGAAATTAGACAGGCTGCAAATCAGCAGCAAAATTTTAATACCAAGATAAAGCAAGGACAATCGGCTTCTGATGGACTTCTTAAAAAGGTTATGGGATTTGTTGGTGCTTATGCTGGTATACAGACAATAGGAAATATTGTTGGTTTGTCAGATCAAATGTCACAGACAACTGCTAAATTAAATATGATTAATGATGGTTTACAGTCAACTGAAGAACTTCAAAACATGATATTTCAATCGGCACAGAATTCAAGAGCAGCATACGGTGATACAGCTAAAACAATTGCAAAATTAGGGCAAAATGCAAAAGATGCATTTAATTCAAATAAAGAACTCATTGCATTTGCTGAAACATTAAATAAAAAGTTTGTTATAGCAGGTGCTACACAAGAAGAAATATCAAGTGCTACATTGCAATTAACGCAAGCGTTAGGATCGGGTGTATTACGTGGTGAAGAATTAAATGCAGTATTTGAGTCAGCACCAAATGTTATTCAGTCTATTGCTGATTATTTAGATGTGCCAATTGGAAAAATTCGACAAATGGCAGCAGATGGTGAAATAACTGCTGATATTGTAAAAAATGCAATGCTTTCATCAATAGATGAAACGAATGCACAGTTTAAACAAATGCCTGTTACATGGTCACAAATATGGGTTAAGTTTAAAAATGAAGCATTGATGGCATTTCAGCCAATACTTGACAAAATCAATGAAGTTGCAAATAGTCAGGGTTTTAATGCAATGTTCAATGGTGCTGTAAATGCAATTCGAATGTTTGGTAATGTAGCAACTAAAGTGATCGATGTTATAGCTAACGGAGCATCATTTATAGCACAAAATTGGAGTATGATAGCACCTGTAATATATGCAGTAGCAGGGGCTATGACTATTTATGGTGCGACAATTTTAGCTGTAAAGGCATATCAAACCGCTGCTTTGGCAGTATCATGGATGTACATTGCTGCATTAAGAATGAAAACATGGCTTACACAGGAAGGAATTATTGCAACAGCTACTCAAATAGGAGTGCAGATGGGGCTTAATGGTGCATTGGGTACTACAGTAGGTCTTATTTTTATGATAGTAGCAGCGGTTTTAGCTGTTATTGCTGTTGTATTTATAGTGACAGCAGTTTGGAATCATTTTACTGGTGAAAGTGTAAGCGGCTTAGGAATTATTGTTGGTGCGGTTTACTGGTGTGGCGCTCTTATTCAAAATATTTTTATTTTAGTAATCAATATTGTTTTAGGAGCATTTCAGCTTCTGGTTAACAGTATTCAGCTAGGTGCAGCAGCTATCGCATTTGTATGGCAGTTAATTTGGAAAACAATAGCAAACATTGCCATAACTGTTGCTGAAATAATTGTAAACACATGGAATGAATTTGTATTAAGTCTTAAAAAAATTATTGCTTTATTTGGAAAATCGGGTGCACAGGCTTTTGTGGCTGTTGCGAAGACAGCAGGAAGTGCAGCAA